TCTCTTATTTGTTGTTCGGCAAGTCTTCTTTCTTGTTCTTGCTCTTGTCGAATGCGACTTTGCTCTAGAAAACTTTCTTGAGTCAATTGAGAGGAAATCTGAGCTAATGAATTACCCAAGACTCCAACTCTTTGTTGTATTCCTAAGATTCCAGCAGAAATAGTTGTTAAAGAGTTTTGATTCTGTCTTAAAAGATTTACAGTTTCTTGATTATCTCCAGAATCACCACCAAAGAAAACACTAGAAGGCACAGTGGTACTTGCTGCTCGCAACCCTCCAGAGATTGGTGATCCTAATTGTGCCATTATTGTGATTGCTGGTGTTTTAGATTTTCTTCTTCAATATGTTGATGTAAAAGAGACAGATAAATCTCTCTTTCCCATGGAATCATATTTTCAAGTTCCGTCAAGCTATATTTATGATGTTGAACTAGCGCAAAATTAACCTTATAGTATGACGCAAGATCTTCGTGCGCCATACTTACGCGAAAAAAGCTGATAATCCCTCCAGAACGACCTCACTTTCAACATCTGTATTTGGATTTCGAATCTTCATTGTATGAGACAGTTTTGGCATTGTCTCAAAGAACTTTTCAATCTCTTTAAACTGTTTTGAACTTAATTGATCCAGAAAGTTTGATAGTTCTGCCTTTGAACAATCTGCAGCAGCCCAAGACTCTTCTTCATTATAAACTTGTTCAATACAAGATGAAATAAGATCAAATGTATCAGTAACACTCATTGAATCACCGAATGAAAAGTTGTTCTTAATAAACTCATTCATCGATGGATACTTCATTCTTAACTTAAGATTATCATCTAGTTGAATGTCTCTCTTATGATCTTTGGAAATCTGAACTTTAATCTCATCTAGATTAATTGAAACAGGAACTTGTGTGGTTTCATCGTCAGGGCAAGTAATCAAAACTTCGACTTCCTCTCCGACAGATTTTCCACGAATATTTAAAAACAAATATTCAATATCAAATGTAGAAAGTTCTTCTACCTTAATTCCTTTTGTAAGAATACAATTTGAAATTACGTCTTTAACTGCTCTTGTAATTTGCTTTGGATCCTCACTCTCCATCGCAATAATAAGAATCTTTTCTTCCTTGACTAAAAATGGACGATATTTGATTTTCTTTTTGTTTGAAGGCAACTCAAGTTCATAAGTTGGAGTCGCAATTGTTGGTAAAGGCATAATATCCTATAAAGTTCAGTTATTTTTATTTAGATATCAAATCCTACGCTCTCCTATAACTTGATTTCCTGTTGGTATAAGATTCGAATAAATCTCTCCACTCACAATTGCCTGACCTGTTGATAGATCTACTGGACGATATACAACTCCTGCCTCACTACCAGTTCGAATCGGAACTCTTTTTAGTGCTCCAGGTTTGTTGGCATTTGGATTTTCTTGTTCGTTCAAGAAGTTAGTTCGATAATTTGGAATCCTATTATTATCAGATCTTTGGTGAACATTATAACTAAATGTTTTACCTGCTACATATCGCTCATAACTAAAAGTTGCCGATGCTTTTAAAATGTCAGAAGGTCCATAAGACACCGCAGTTGAACTTAAAGAAACTGGAAATAAACCATAAAAAGTATATTCTATCGCACGACTATAATCTCGATCAAACTTAATAATTCGAGTGGCATTTGTTTTATAATCTTTTGGATACATCATTCGAAAGAAATATCCATCTCTGGTTTGACTTATATTTGATCCATTTGAGATAAACTCCATCCAATGCTCTAAAAACTTCAAAGCACGATATCCATTATCAACATAAAACTCTAGGTTGATTTGATCGAACATACGAGTATGTGCGAAGTTTTCAGAAACACCAGTATAATTTGTAGTTATTTGTGCTGTGGCAAATTGCGATCCAGGTAGAATTGCGGAATTACAAAGCAATCCTACGGTCTCTCCAATGAAACGAGGATCAATTCCTCTATAAGCAAGATATCCCAAAAGTTGTGATTGAAGACCACCAAAAATTACCTGAAAGTGTGATGTCTGAGCTAGACTTGTAATTAATGGTTTAAAATCTGATATTCTACGCGGAAGGACCACTCTAAATACCTTATAAGGGTTTTATGTTATTAGTTATTTAGATGTCTTATAAAGGAAAATATCAACCATCATACCCTCAAAAATATCACGGAGATCCTACTAATATCATATACAGGTCTCTATGGGAAAGACTTTTTATGAAGTATTGTGATTTGAATGAAAACGTTTTGGAATGGGGTTCTGAAGAAATGTATGTTTGGTATAGATCTCCCGTGGACGGTAAACCTCATAGGTATTTTCCAGATTTTCTTATAAAAGTAAAAGAATCTGATGGTTCTATTAAAAAATATATGATCGAAATTAAACCCAAAAAACAAACTGCTCCTCCATCGAAACCAAAAAGACAGACAAAAAAATATCTTTATGAAGCATATGAGTATGCCAAAAATCAAGCAAAATGGGAAGCAGCAAAAGAATGGTGTAAAGATAGAGGATATGAGTTCAGAGTGTTTACAGAAAATGAACTTGGAATTAAGTAATGCCAAGAAAAACACTTAAACAACGTCAAGGAAAAAATCCAACAGATACGGATACAAATAAGAATCGTGTGCGTTCGGTTTTAGATAATGTCGTTGGAAATGAAGATCCTGATGATTTAATGCTTGAATTACTCGAAGTCTTACAAGAATCTCCAAAAGTTCCTGTTCCTGGTAAGTTTTATATTTTTGTTTATAATCCAAAGACTCCTAATATTCAATATGATCAGAATCCTTTCGTTGCTGTAACAGATGTTTTTCGATGGGGATTTAAGGGAATTAACTTTCATTGGGGAGAACTGAGACAATATACTTGGGATGAAATACCTGGCAAAATCTATGAGGTGTATTCTTCTGAGGTTAAAGACTTACAAGAAATACCATTTAAAAATATACGTCTAAATACTTAAAAAAAATATAAATGGCAAATACTGCGTTTACCATTGCCAATGTGTTAAACCCAAATGCGACATCACAAACGACGCAAACAACGCAATCAGCTTTTGGTCGTGGCATCAGCAAGACAAACTTTAGGTATCCATATGCGATGCTTGATAGCAACAATATGGATTATCTCCTCATTAAAATCCTTGAGTTTGAGGCACCACAGTTTAGTCTAGATCAATTTCAAGGAACAAAAGTTAATTTTGATCTGGAAGAGATTTCAAACATTAAGAACAAAAAACTACTTTATACAATTGCTTTACCTGTTCCAGCATCAGTATCAGACTCAAATGCTGCTAGTTGGGGTGAGGATCGTTTAGGACCTCTTGAAGTATTTGGTCTTGGTGCGGCAGGAACGGCAATCAAAAATCCAGATTTAAGTAAAGGTATTTCAGGTGTTATTAATAGTGTTGTAAACTCTGGATCTTCATTAATGAAAAATGCTAACGCACAAAAAGCGGTTCAAGCATATATGGCTGGAGCAGCAGTCGCAGCAGCAAGAGGTAATACAACAGGACAAGGTGTTCTTACCAGAGCAACAGGATCTGTTTTAAATACTAATCAAGAACTTCTGTTTCAAGGTCCTACTCTTCGTGGATTCAATTTTAATTTTGACTTTACTCCAAGAGATGAAAATGAAGCAGAAGAAGTCAGACAAATCATTCGTGTCTTCAAACAATCAATGGCAGCACGAAAAAATGCTCCCACAAGCGTTCAAGGACTCTTTTTAGGATCTCCACACGTCTTTGATTTGACCTATAAGAGTGGTAGAAGTGATCATCCTTTCTTAAATAAGTTTAAGAGATGTGCTTTGGCAGGTATGGGAGTTAATTATAATGCTTCTGGATCATATTCAACATACTATGACGGAACTCCAGTTCATATGAATATGACATTAGAGTTTCAAGAACTTAATCCAGTTTACAATGAAGATTATAATACTAATAAAGGTCAAGGAGGCGTTGGATACTAATGTCTTACTTCAGAGAACTTCCAAACTTAGAATATCAATCATTCCTTTCAGATCGCAAATCTTCTTTAGATTATGTGATCACTAAGAATATATTTCGAAGAGTCAAACTTCGTGATGATTTGGAAAGTATATTTTCATTATTCAACAAATATTCAATTCCAGATGGTGCCAGACCCGATACAGTCGCAGAAGCACTTTATGGAAAAGCAGATTATGATTGGATCGTTATTTTAACTGCGAACATTACAAACATCAGAGATCAATGGCCACTTTCTGATAAGGATGTTTATACTTTTTCAGAAAACAAATATGGTCTTGAAGGACTCTCACAAATTAAATATTATGAGACCACCGAAATCAAAGACTCATCAGGTAGATTGATTCTTCCAGCAGGTAAAGTAGTCGATTCCACATTTAAAGTTTCTTATTATGATAATGGACTTCTTTACACAAATGATCTTACCTCTCTTGGAGCAAACGTTAAATATATTTCAAATCCAATTGCTGGTGTCACCAATTATGAATATGAAGTTCTTAAAAACAATGATAAAAGATCTATTAATGTCTTAAAACCAGTCTATTTACAGCAATATTTAAATGACCTTAGAAGAATCATGCATTATGATAGGTCATCTCAATATGTCAACAATCGTCTAATTCGAACAGAAAATACAAAAAATACATCACCATAAGAGTTCGAGTTTCTTATCAAATATCATCACATATCGGTGTTTGCGAGAGCGATCTTTCCATTCTCCTGCAGCACCTTTAACTTTGCCTCTAGAGTGTTTAGTTCCGTCTGCATAGTAGAAA